CGTCTGCCTCTTCTCCTTCAGTAACTACAGCAGCCCACTTGTCGATAAGGTGTTGGCGCAGTGCCTGAATATGCACGGGCTTAGCCTTATCTTTACGGTTTCCTTTGTACTCAGCAGTAACGGCATATTCCTTGCGGAAGTTTCCTTTGCCAGTGAGATACAGAACATAGTAGTCTGTTTCTTGATCTACGTTGAGCTGTAGCAACAAGTCTGAGACAAAGCCATCGATGGTGCTGATGGCCGTCTTCTCAGATTCTTCGTTACATGACCAGCCTACGCGATAGACTAGAATGTCTGCATCAATTAATATCACAGAGCTTCTTCCATGTCTACTTCGACAAACTCTTCCTTGCCGCCGTAGGGTATCAGGTCAGTGACTACTAGCTTGTACATCTTAGGGCTACGTCCTGCTTGGCCTGCTGGAGACTTCCAGTCGTAGTAGGACAATACAGCCTTAGCTTTAGAGCCATTACCTATCAAGATGCCTGTGATCTCTTTACCGTCAGTGTCGTACACACGGATAGGGTGGTTAGACTTCACAGTTACAAAGTCACCTTGACCTTCCTTGTTGCGTACACTCAAGCCCATCATCTCCAGAGCTTCTACTGCTGCTGAGGAGAGCTGTGCTAGGTCTACTTGGTACTTACCTGACATGCGGTTGACCTCTTGTAGGCTAGACCACATCATCTCTGCGTTTACTGTTACTGGTTTTGCTTCACTCATCTTTATTACCTCTTTGGTTGTTTTAGATCACAACTGATCTACGTATATTATACCATATTTGACATGTCTGTGTCAATGTACTTTGATTTCTATTGTTATGGTTTTAGAACCATCTACAGTGATAGTCTCTGATCCTGTAGTATAGTCTTCAAACAAGTCCAGTTGAGTTTCTCTCGTAAACTCAGGCTCTACTTCGTAAAGAGTTTCTACAGGAACCTTGAAATACTTAGCTAACTTTAACATGCTGTGGAAGTTAGGAGACTCGTGCAGAGCATCTAAAATACGGGATATAGTAGGCTGTGGTACGCCAGTCCTACGTGATAGTTCCGTTTGGTTGATTTCTTCTTCTTTCATTAAAGTTTGTAAAGTTGTACGCATAATAATTACCTCTAGTTAATGGGTTTCTGCCCAATTGTTTCCTACGTTGTATTCAGCATCAAGAGGGCAGCGCAGGTCTAACACTTCTCCTGCATTCTTGATGGCTCTTACTGCTGCTTTGCCTACTACATCAGCAAAATTCTCTGGTACTTCTATCTGAAACTCGTCATGTACATTAGCCACCAGCTTGTACGGAATAGCGTACGTGTCTAGTGACTCTGCCATCAACACCAGTGCCTGCTTCATTACTACAGCGCCTGCACCTTGTAGCAGCGTGTTAAGTGCTGCATGCTCTGACCTGACCCGCAAGCGTCTACCGTCCAGACCTGGTAGTGTGCCGCCTGCTGAGAACTTAGACACACGCTCTCGTAGCCTAGCCAGTGCTGGTGTGTTGCGTAGGAAGGAATCTGTGAGCTTCTGTCCTTCTTTGTAGCCACCGCCTACTATCTGACCTATCTTAGCTGGGCCAGCACCGTACAGGAAGGCGTAGATGAAAGTTTTGGCTTGGTTGCGGTCAGTGAGTCCTGCTGCCTTCATGTTAGCTGTGTGGATGTCACCGCTAAGTATCTCGTTGGTGTAGTTCTCATCACGCATGTAGTGTGCAAGCATACGTAGCTCTAAGCCGCTGGCATCACAGCCTACTAGCTTGTGATGCTCAGGTACAGTCCAGAATGATCTACACTCTTTACCATACGGTGCAGACACAGAAGGCACTTGAGCTAGGTTAGGGCTGTGGTGTGTCATACGGCCTGTTACAGCGCCATTGGTAATCACCCTACCGTGTACCCTACCGTCCTTCTCGTGAGTTAACCAAGAGTCTATCTGTGCTGCTCTCTTCTGCAATAACAGGTAGTCGTATATCATCTTAGCTTCAGGGATGTCGATGCCTTCCAACACCTTCTCGTTAACAATGATAGCGCCCTTCTCAGTCTGTAGTTTAAACTTAACACCTACACTCTCTAACCTCTCTGCAATCTGCTTGCGAGAGCCTACGTTAAACTCAGTCACCTTGTCCTTCAGGCGCTTCCCTGTCTTCTCGCTCCAGCGTTCCTCCACTATCGGTGGGAATACTTTCTGTAGCTCCGCTGTGATCTGCCTCATCTTGTGAGTTATGTCTTGCCACAGCGAAGTAGCTGCTTCTACGTCTAGCATGAAGCCGTTTCGCTCCTGCTGAGCCGTAATGATGTACACCTTCTCTTCTAAATCTACGCACTGCTGTTTAAACTCCTCTCGTTTCAGTGTGTCTGTTAAGTGCTTGTACAGCCTTGTGGTGAGTGCTACGTCCTGCCTGCAATACTCCACCATCTCATCAGACAGTCCACCGTCATAGTCGTGAAAGTCTATCTTGTGATCGCCAAAGCGTTTACCCCAAGAGTCCAGGCTATGTCCACCCTCAAGAGACGGGTTCCAGAGCCTACTGAGCACTAGAGTATCCTTTAGCTTCTCTTTTGGTATCTGTAGTGACCACTGCTTCTCTAGCACTGGAGCATCGAAGCCTATGATGTTGTGACCAATAACGCCTTCTGAGTCACGAAGCAGAGGCTCCAGAGTCTCAGCAGAGTAGTGCTCTAGCATCTCACCAGTCTCAACGTCCTGAGTTACTGCTACCCAGATAGTGTCGTGCTTGGTGTTGGTTTCTATGTCCAGCGTAATCAACATAATACTGCCTCGCTGCGTTGTTTTTGTTGCTGTGTTTATCAAAAGGGTTTAGTCTGTTCAGCTCAGCCTTACTCTCCTGAGCTGTCATTACCCAAGTTCCAATCTTGCTCATATTCTTGACTCTCCATCATGGTGTCAGCTTCACTACGTAGGTCATCTCTGTCAACGGTAGCAATGTCGTCTTCAGTGTAAAAGAAGCAATCATTGCACATATCTAAATACTCACCACTCTCAGCAGATTTCCTTGTAGACTCAAAGTCCGATAAATTCTTGTTACACGCTACACATCTCATTACAGCCCCTCCTCCTTAACCTCATGCATCCTACCAGTTTTCTGGTCAAACAGCAACCCGCCAGCTGGCCCTGTAGTGCCGCAGAAGCGGTTCTTCAGTACCCTGACGTTGGTGGTGTTCCTCTCTATAGGGTCTTCAGCCTGACCATTCCTCTCTAGTCCTATCACCATGTCTGAGAGCTGTGCAATGGAGGCAGAGCCCCTGAGCTGTGACAGGCTACTAGCAGCGCCTTCCTCGTGGCCTTTGCCGTCTGGGCGCTTCAGGTGACTCACCATAAACAGTGTGATACCAGTCTCTTGAACCAGCATACGCAGCTTGGTGCATATCTCGTCCAGCGCCTTACGCTCATCACCATTGCTCCTTGCAGACACAACAATACTTACGTGGTCTAGGAACAGAAACTTGGTGTCCAGCGCCTTAGCCATGTAGCGGCAACGGGCTATGATGTTGTCAATGCTGGTAGAGCCGAAGTGATCGAACATAAACAGCCTCTGAGTGCCCATGGTAGACTCAAAAGCCTCCCAGCGTTCCTCTTCTGTGCTCTCTACGTCAGGTAGGTGCAGGGGCTTGTTAGCCGCTAGTGACATCAAAGACAGTGCAGTCTTACGTGCATTCTCTTCTAGGAACAGTAGGCCGATGTTCTGGTCTGACTCCTTCAGGATATGCCACACTATCTCTCTCACAAACTGTGACTTACCTAGCCCAGAGCCTGCTGTGATGGTGACTAGCTCTGCCTCTCTGATGCCGTAGGTTAGCTTGTTCAGGCTTTCCCACGGGTACATTACAGCAGACTTCTCTACAGGTCTGTTCACCTCATCCCAGAGACTAGCGCCGTTGATGATACCGTCAGGCACAAACTTCTCTGCTCCCCAGAAGGCAGCAATGTAGGCTTTGGAGTCATTAGCGGCTAGGTAGTCGCAAGCATCCTTGTACTGTGGTGGGTTCTTCATAATGGCTGACTTGCCACCAAACAGCTCTGCAATCTCTCGCGCTGCCTTCTGTCCAGGTTCATCAGAGTCCATAGAGATGACGATAGCGTCGAAGCTGTCTAACCACTCATAGGCTGCCTTACAGTCCTTCAGAGCGCCGCTAGCGCCGTTACTAACTGACACTACTGGGTACTTACTACCTTGCATCTGGTAGCTTGCAGCAGCGTCGTATTCGCCCTCAGTGATGGTGACATACTTGGCAGAGCCAGCAGAGAACAAGTGCTGTCCGAATAGTCCAGCGCCTTTCCAGTCTCCTACAATGCTGTGTTGCTTGTCTGGTAGACGTATTTTAGCCGCAATAGGCACTAAAGCATCGTCTGGGTTGTGGTAGCTGAAATAAGTCTTATCTGCTGTCTCTAGTATGCCGTAGTGCTTCGCTGTGGCTGTGGTGAGTCCTCTGGATAGAATGCTCTGATACTTGCCTGTGGTAAGCATGTTCTCTACAGCACTGAAGCTGGGCTTTGGTGTGGGCTGATCGTCCTGCGGTATCTCTACAGGTTGATAGCCTTCCTCAGTCTTTGTGTACTTGCCGCAGCTGTGGCAGTAGGTGCTAGTCTTGTTCACCTGTAGCGCATCACTACTACCGCAGTCTGGGCAGGGTTGATGGGTTGCTACACTCATTCGTAAACCTCCTCATAAACTCTACCGAAACTGACTAGACACAGCGGTAGATGCAGGATAACACCCTGAAAGGGCATAACCTCTATGCTCTCTGTGCTGGTGTTGTATACCCACACTGGCCTGCTATCTGGTAGCTCCAGATCAAAACCTACGCCTACTCTGTACTCTATTGTTAAATTGCGTCCTAGGATAACCATGCTGTTTTATGCTCCATATTTCTTGCTGTTATTCTGATCCTGCGCTTACATATTGGGCAGGGCTTTGTCCAGTCTGTCTGGTCTGGGTGTCTACAATAGTGGCTCCTCTCTTCAGGGATATTGTAGCCTCCCTTCACTTTAACAGGTTTACCCTCTAACACCAAACG